AGGAGAGATAGAAGTCCAAAATTCTTCAGCTATGTTTGGAGCAACGAACGCAAACTCATCACAGTATAGCAGTGATATGGACATACCTCTACCAGTGTTACCTGTAGTGGTTGCACTTACAATCCTGCTACCGTTTTCGAATTCAATGCTACCTTTATTGTAACTGATTACACCTGCACGAATATGATCTGGACAACATTCATACACATAGCGAACTCTCTGCATAATCTCTTGAGCGCCTGTGTATTTGTGAGCAGCGATTAGAATTGTTTGATCTGGATGAAACATAGCGTACCACATCAAATATATTGCCGCGCAGGTTGTTTTGCCTGTCTGGCGTGGTAGCATATTCACATTGAAGCGATGATTGTGATATGTATCCATTAGTCTGACTTGATAGTCAAACGGATCAAATAACAATTTACCTTTGACAGGATGTTGTATGTAAGCGTAGTGTTTGGAAAAGTGCAAGTATCCTTCCTCAGGATCCATGCACTTCATTAATTCTTCTATTTGTTCATTGGTGTATTGTTCTTGCTGGTTAGCTTTTTTAGTTAATACCCCATCCAAAGATTTTGACATTGTTCTATATTTTTAGAGCCCAGATAGTTTGCGGATGTCGTCCATCTCTTCATCATATTGACTACTATTGATTTGATCCTCTGGTGCGTCCTCAATCTTCTTCTTTAGATGTGGAGGAAGATTGTGCTGCTTACCTTTGAGTTCTTTTTCTCGTGCTGCTTGCTCGCCTTCTGTTCTTCTTCCTGCAGATCCACCTGCACGTGTTCGACTAATGTTTGCTAAATGTCTGCGTTTTGCTTTCTTCTCTTCTCGTTCTACAGCCTCGTCATAGTCTGTGCCTAGATCCAATACTTTGTTGCCGTACATTCTTTTGAGTTTGCGGAATTTGGAGTTTGGAAGCGCCATGATGTCTGCGTTCTCATTAGGGACTTCAATGTCACCAGCAAAGCGATTATCGTCTTGGATGTCCATATAGTCATCGTCGTTAGGAACTATAAAGTATGTTCTGTCACTACGTCCTGAGAAGTTGTTACTACCTTCATCTCTGCCATCAATCTCTGTAAAGTATTTTTCATTCAATGCTTTCCAAAGTTCTTTCTTAAATTTACTTTCCATTGCCATTGGATCCTTTACTCTAATGTCTGATTTTTTGTTGCTTGGTCCACCTGATACATTCTTTCTCAAAAAGTCTCCGTCTTGATATTTCTCATCTGGGGAGTTGTCCCAGTCACCATCGCCTTCTGCTTCTCCGCAGGGTTCGTCACCGTGGATTCCTCCACAAGTGTCACAAGTTGAAGGTCCGTCTAAATCTAATCCAAGAGGTTTAGATGGAGGCATCCCGTCCAAGTCTGGAGCAAGTGCTGGTCCAATTGGTGGCTTAATGTCTGGAATGTCCAGCCCAATTGGTGGCTTTGGTGCGTCACCTAATCCAATTGGCGGGAGAGCGGGTTTATCTAAACCCATAGGTGGTTTATCTCCACCAGTAAAGATTCCCATCAAATCTTTTATCTCTTGACTGTTTGTTCCGTTTAGCGATATATTTACGCTAGCTTCATTCAGCCCAGCCAATTTTTTCATGTCTTGTAAATTCATATTACCTTCCTGTTATAAAGTATTTAGCGTTCCTGTATGTATTTAATCTCTCAGTAAGTTTTTTCATCTTACGATACAATATTATTTTGTGAGATTCTGTTGTTTCTTCTTTATAATGTCCTGAGCTAAGTCTTCTAAGAATAAATTCTTCGTGAGCATCAGCACGTTCATCTTTATATGCTAGAGGATTTATTGCCTTTACTCTTTCATATTGCTTCTCAGCTTCTGTTGCTAAAAATCTTGCCATCTCTACTTTTATACCAACAACACCGGATGCTCTTCCATTAAATATGTCATCAACATATCTTCTATCATTAGGATTTTTTATATTTTGGATAATTTGGTTATAGTTGTCTGTTAGAAAATATCCATCATAGTTATCGAGAACTTCTTGAAGGGCATACTTAGCATCTGTCATTTTATTTGGATCTACCATACCAAAGCCCAAAGCCCCTTGACTCAAATCAACTGTAGGTGCGTTTCTAGCATCATACCTTCCAGCTGGAGCAGTTGTTTCATTACTTCCTATAATAATAGGATGTCCTTCTGCAAATACTTGATTGTTAGGCTCGTTTCGTATATCCTTAAATGTTTTACTTAAGACTTGTAATCCACCATTTTTGTCAATATTTATGAAATAATATGGTCCTTGCTTCCATCGTCTTGCTATACTTTCTACTCTTTTCCTAAACTCTCTCATATCACCGCTTGTTCTAGGTTGTTTAGGAACATCTCGAACAACACTTAATTTATGAATATTAAACGGAGTCAAAGGCATTTCTACAGGCTCATCTTTTCCTGTTTCAGCATTTGGTTTAGACACTGTTACAGCAAATCCTCCTCCACCATATGTTTCTCCCATAAAGTTTTCTTTAGCCCATTTGTTGTTGAAAACTCTACCACCTGTAATATCGTTTTTCCATTGCTCAAGTCCGCCAAACCACCACTTTGGATTGAAGGCTGATACAGAATCATATTGTAACATTCTAGCTACATATGCTCGTTTATCGTCATCGCTAGTATCATCGTTTCTTAAATAGGCATCTATTTTTTCTAAATCTTTTTCTCTCAATGCCATTAGCTCTTCATTAGTGTCATCTATCCATCCAGCTGCTACCATGAGAACTACTATATCATATACATCTAATAAATCAAGAGCCCATATAGCCAAACCAAATGCGGCACCAGGTACGGCACCAATAGCAGCACTGGTTGCAACTATTGCTATTCCTAATTTTTTAGCTATTGAAGTTGCGACTGATTTAGGCATCTTAGCTAATCTCTCAGCTATCTCTCTACTAGATGGGAGACTTTTTGATACGTTAGCTTTATGTTGTTTCTCTAAACTTTCTGAGTTAGCTCCTGCTTCTATCTCTTTTCGTTGAGCCTCTATTTTTGCTGTGCCTTTGTTTATTGCTGTATCTAATTTCTTTTGTTCGTCTCTTCCGCCTTCAAGTTCATCAAGTTCTTTAGCATCCTTAACGCCTAATCTATCAGCCTGGGCTCTATCAGCATCTGTTAGGTTTTTCTTGCGTTCTTCAAAGTTGCCGCCTGACGTTCGTTCGTCGATAGCTTTTCTCTCTTCTTTAAACTCGCCCCATGTATTTTTATTTTCTTCAGATACTGGAATTAGTTTTCCAGGACCAGCTTTGTTTATTGCGTCCTGTGTTGTGCCTGCCATCGTGTTTGTTTCTGGGCCAGCCATACTACTTGATGTAGGCTTTTGTAGTTCTCCGTCTTTTGGGGTAATGTTTCTTTGATTTATAGTTCCTGGTTGTTCTGAGTTTGCTACGCCTAAATCGCTTAATGCTTGTTGCATTTGAGCATCAGCTTTTTGAGGTATAGTAGCAGTTTTTAGTGGAGTAGTGGGACTGTTAAGTTGTTGTGCTACAGTGCTAGTAGCCATTTTGCCAGTAGTATTATTTCTCCACTGTGCTCCTAGCCATTCATACTCAGCACCGTTTACCATCTTTTTGTCACCAACAGTGTATTTTGTTTGTGTTGAGGATGGCGGTGATTGACCATTCATAGCAGCAATTTTATCAGCTTGTGCTTGAATTTCTGCTGCTGGGGTAGATGGTTCTGGTTCTACTGTAAGCTGACTTTTAGGATCAAAGTTTGGTGATGGATCTGGCTCTGCTAGCTTTCTTTGTTGGATATTGTCAAACTCTGTATTGGCTTGTTTTGTTAGTTCAGCTGATTTATCTCCAGCTGGTGCTGTGCCAGTCTCTGGAAATGTTTTAGCATCGCGCATTTCTCGTTCAACAGATTGTTGTAGTTGTTCTGAGTTGGGAGAATTTTTTACAGAATTCCAATATGCTGTCGCTGCTTTATTTGTATCAGCTTGGAGTTGAGCTATCTCTCTTTCATAGGCAGCAGTTCGTCTAGCCCTTGCTGCTTCTTCTCTACCTTCAGCTCCTAATTTTTGAGCATCTTCAATATATTTTTTTCTTGCGGCTTGTTCTGCTGCCATTGCTTTTTCATATGCTGTATATGCTCGCATACTTTCACCTTCGGCATTTTGCATCAGCCGACGCATCTCTCTTTCATGTTTTTGCATAGCAAGAAGCTGTTCTTGCTTTCTAGCTATCGCAGCATTCTCTGCAGCTGATAGATTAGTTTCCAAACTACTACCAAAAGTAGAACCATCAACCGGTCTATTGTTTGGTGTATGTGCTGCCAGTGTCTTGCTAATATTTGCCTGTCCCATAGCTTTTTCAAGTTTGTCTAAATCTATTGTGCTACCTTGCATAGCATTGGCAACAAACTTTGGAGCATTTTTATCTTTCCAAGTTACTTCTATAGACTGTGCAAACTCTTGAGGTTTTATTTGACCATGTGTTAATCTTTCTAGTGCTTCTTGCCCAGCGTCTGAAGTTAATGATTTATTCAGTGTAGAATCTTTAGCTTGGAATATGTTTAATAATTCTTCAGTTTTTGTAACTTTTGGGTCCACCAGTTCAAATGGAATGTTATTTCGTGTAACCCCGTTTTGCTGTATCCATGATGCTAAATCATCTCCTGAAAGAACTGTAGCAGAATTTCGGTATCGCTCTAAATCTATTTCTCCACTCGTTAAAGGTTTAGATTCTTTTGAGATTGGTTCTAGTTTTGCGTTGGGTCTTGGTAGCCTAGTATCAACATTAATCTCAAAGTTTTTAAGCTCATCCATAAAACCTCCATTGGTATAAGTGGAGTTATTAGATATTAGTCCCGCAGTAACTTGTTTCAAGTTTGTCTTACTTGCTTCTGGCAATCCACCAACATTTATTTTACTGACATATAGTTTAGTTAAATCAGTAATGTCATCTAATAGTTTAGGATTAATATTTTTCATTGATGCCCGCATGTCATTTAGATACTTTTCTAAATTTCCATCTGGTGGATTATCAGCTCCGTCTAATATTCCTAGTAATAGTTTATGCTGAGCGTTATGTTCTATTTTAGGAAGCTCAGGCATCTTGTTAGGATCAAGAGCTTGAAGCACCTTGACTGGAGTGTTGCTATTGATATCTATTTTGATAGGACGATGGGTTGCAGGTGTTATGCCTCCACCGCTTACTGATTGAGCTGGTGCAGGAATTTGATTTCCAAGTCTTAGTTGTTGAGCCGTAGGCATTTCTGCTTTTTTAGATTTCGTAGATGCCGGCGTTATAATTGGCTCTTTAGGTAGAGCAGGCTTGGCAGGTTTTTCACCTCGTAATGCACCTGGGTCATCGAGATTAACTGGGACTGGTCTTTTGCTTGGATCAGTTGTTTTTGTCCTTAAAGTATCGTCAACATCACCACTTCCTTGTCGAGCTACTCCTGATTTACCTGGACCTTCTTTATCAAACTCTATTGGTGTATTTTTACTTGGAGTAACATCATCGTATTTTGATAATGGATTTTCATTTGGGTTTTTTAGAAACTGTTGGCTTTTAGCTATTGCTCTTTCTCTGCTAGCGTCATCTATACCTGTTTGCCATATAGGCTTTCTTTCTCCATATCCATCATTCGAACTAGTTTTAATGGTCTCTTTACCACCTGTCTTTTTTATTTGATCATTTCTTAGTGGCTGTTGCGGCCCATGTGGAGTGGGTCTAACGATTGGCTCTTTTATGCTTGATCCGCTTGGGGTAACATCATTGTATTTTGATAATGGATTATTTGGCTTTGGATTCTTAAGAAATTGTTGAGCTTTCCTAGCAGCATTCTGTCGTCGAAGTTCTTCAGGATCCAATTGCCCAGCAAGCTCGTCAGCGTGATTTGGACTGGCGCTAGAACCAACACCTGCTTTTAATCTATCTGGGGTTCTCCTGTATTTAGGACCAACATCGTTTGTCCTATATCTATTAGCTAGTTCTGTATCAGGGTTAGATCCATCGTATGCTGCAGCATTTCTTCTTGCTAAATCATCAGCACTGCCTAATCTACTTTTGCTTATATCTGTCTTTTTAGATGCTTCCGGGCGTTGTCTAAATTGATCTTTTCTAGCATTGTCCCATTTATTGTAATTTGAATCGTAACCTGCGTATCTTTTACCGCCTAACCTTTGATGACTTCCTGCTACACTGCTTGGGCTAGTTAATTTTGATAATCTGTTTAATTTTCTAGTATTAATATCATCAGCTCTTCGTGCTATTTCTTCTGGGCTAGACGCTCTGTTTCTGCCCATACGAGTATTAGTTCTAAGATTTTGTTTTCGTCTAGTTTCAAAATCAGCAGCTCGTCTTCCTGCTTCATCTGGATTAGATGCTCTAGTTCTTCCCCTATTAGCATCAACTCGAAGATTTTGTTTTCGTCTAGTTTCAAAATCAGCAGCTCGTCTTCCTGCTTCATCTGGATTAGATGCTCTAGTTCTTCCCCTATTAGCATCAACTCGAAGATTTTGTTTTCGTCTAGTTTCCCAATCAGCATTTCTTCTTCCTATTTCATCTGGGTTAGAAGTTCTGCTGAGATTGCGCCGTCTTTGATTTAATCTGTTTCGTCGTCGCCAGTCTTGCTCAGCCTTGGGATCATAGTCAAATGTATTTTGACGACTCATAGGCCTACGGTTTGGATCTGGCTTTGGATCTGGCTTTGGATTTTTACCATCACTTCTGCCAGTGGCTACTCTTTTCTCACTCCATGGATCCTCACCATGGATCATTTTCTTTTTACGTTTTGAATCTAGTTCTTCAGGTGGTCGATTCTTTAGTGGTTTTTCAGGTGGATCTGCTCGTAATCTCTCAGGTGGTTTCTTTTCTGGTGTTGCTCCATTTACCCGTTTCCTACCAACAAGCCCAGCAGCGAGGATTGCCGGAAGAGCAGCAGCATTAACGGCATTAGATACTGCTTCCTCAGATGGTATAGTACAATCAATGTTAGCATTCAACTCGCTTACTGCTTTACGAGCTTCGTCAAAAGAAAGTTCTTTGTCAAAATAAGGATCACCTGCTTCTTTGCCTGGCTCAGATAGATATATTTTAAATTTTAATCCTGATCTTGCCATAAAAAACTGTGGACAGCCATCATCTTCTGCTTTAGCTGCCACAGGTTCAGTATTGGTTTTTGCGCTTACTGTTGTAGAATTTTGATTAACTGGACGTTGGACTACAGGAACTTCAGCAGGAGGTAGTTCTTCTTTAGGCTTTTTTTCTTGAGGTTCAAGTTCTGGTTCTGGCTGAGGTGCAGAGCGATTTAGTTCTATCTCATAATAGTCAGCTGCCTCAGGATGCAATACTCCTAAATCATTTAGTCGTTCAGCAGATGCTTTGTCACTATCATCTAAATCAATACCAGCGCCAGTTCCTTTTAGATTGGAATAAGCTACAGCAGGAGCTTTAGATCCAAAGAATTTAGTAATTGCATTTTGTCCCGCATAAAAGAATGCTTTTACTCCTAGCTTGCGAGCAATTCTCCCATAATAGTTATCAGAGAATGATGCTGCGCCAGCTGGACTTTTCCCCCAACTAGATTTTGATTGCTCAAATTTTTGTGCTTGGGCATACCCTGCTTCAATTTGTTCAAATGTAGGATTGGCTGGCAGTGAATCAACTATACGTTGTATTTCAGCATCTAAAACTTTACCGCTGCCAGATTTCCCTTCAACTATTGGACGATGTATTGCGTAGTCCGACTGTTTCATTCTTAATTGCTTTCACCTGTGGAAAAATTTACTGTTCTTTCTTTACGGGCTACTTCAAGTTCTTTGAGTAAGTCCATTACACGATTGGCTCCTACTTGATCCTGTGCTGATTCTCCACCAAGCTCTGGATTAGTAATAAGAGGCTCGTATGGTTTGTCCTCATCTTGCTTTGTATATTCATCCATAGGATCGTATTCATTGCGAATGCTTAGACGCGATTCTGGAAAAGGAACCTCATCTTTAATAATATTAGCCAATATCTGTGTAGTAGTAGGATAGTTTAGCTCAATATCAAAGTGTGTAACTTCTACATTGCTTAGGCGTGGAAAGTCCAATGGAGTTTCAGTAATAGGTGTTGTTTTAGCTTTTTGGCATTTAATAACCTCAAATTTATTTAGACAGCCTTCTAGCTTTCCTTCAAACCCTTCAGGTAGCTCTCCTGCTGCCCGTAATTTGAAAACATATGTTTTCTTAGTTTCCATTAAATAATCGTTAAAGTGTTTCATAATCAGATTCCTCGTTTCTACTATTTATCAATATTTTTTAGTTTCTCAATGAGGCTGTTTCTGTCACTTACTACAAATCCTTCAGTCTCAATTACTCCTTGCGCCTCTTTAGGCTTAGTGTCGTGATCCAATTTGTCCTTTTTTAGTTGTAGCTCTACCATCTTTATCTTTTTATCTAGCTTTGCTACCTTGGCATCTAAATTAGTCTTTAGCATTTGTCCCGCTACTTCAAAGATGCGCGAGCTATAGCGGGACTCTACATTCATACCTAAGTCCATTAGATCATCATAAGCGTCCATGCTACGTTGTGCTACCTCGTCTAATTCAGCATCAGCAGCATCGCCCAAGCCTTTTACTTTAGGCAACGCTTCTGTAATTTTGTCAAAGTCTGCTACTTTACGGAGAGTATCATTCAACTCTTCTTTAGTTTTTCGTTGTTTGCGTTTTGGTTTGGCATCCTCTTGAATGATTTCCTGAGACTCAGGAAGATTCAAAAGTTCCTCAAGTTTTTTTGTCATATATACCTTTTATTTTATTTAGTGTAACGTCCGGTGTGGAACATATCATTTTCGGTTACTACACGAAATGTCATTCCTTGTTGTTTGCAATATTGTCTAGCAACTTGCCATTTAGCTTGATTGACTATTAGGTGCATCTGATTTCGTTTGCTTCTGCCAACTCGTTCTTGTATTGCTTGGTTAGCAGGTTTGACTTCTATTAATTCTGTTTTGACGTTGCCTTCTTTGTCTTGATACTGTATTAGAAAGTCTGGTACATATACGGTATGTTTTCCCGTAACAGGATTTTGGTATGGTAAGCGTATTGGTTCTGAGGACCATTTTGTTACTGAGGTGTGATTATCACAGAAGCGCATAAATTGCAATTCCCAACCACTGCGATATGTTGGTAATGTGTTACCTAGGTATTTGTCTGGATTTGCGAGCTGATATCTGCCCTTAAGATACTTCCCCATCGTTCTGCGTCAATAATATTTTTTGTCCTTGCACAATACCTATTCTTTGATTTGAGGTATTAGATACGGCGTTAAAATTTAATGCTGATAGTTTGTCAGGATTTGTAATAGTATCACCGATATTTCTTTCTTCATTTTTCATAGTTTTAGGTTTTTGTCTAAAACCTAACTGAGAAATTTTATCTCTATTTGTATTAAGAATTTTTAAAACAATATTGTTTAGTTCTAGTTTTGTATATCCTTTTAATGAATCTAATAATTTAAATATTTTTATATTTTCCATTTTAGCTTGTGCTAATAATACTTGTCCAATAGTAGTGGCAGATGACTTATCAAAGCCACGCTTTTCAAAAAAGCCAATCACTGCATCAAAATCATTAGACGCAAATTCTAATCTTTGTTTGAATTTGTTATCAAAAAATGCTATAATTTTTTGATCATCTGATAAAGAGCTTTGTGGTAAATCTGTTCGTGCTACTGCTTCCATTAATCATCTCCAAAAAATCCGCCTTCGCCGCTTACTACATTATCATATAGTCCGCCAAGTCCTTCATTAACCATTCCGCCTACTTCTTGCATAACACCTGCTTCTGTTAGTTTTCCAGCATTTTTCAAAATATTTACACCGCCAATAATAGCACCTAATATATTAGGTGATTTTGGAACTCCGCCTTTAGTATAATCAAATAACTCATTTCTTCCATCGTCGCCGCCGCCTCCGCCGCCGCCAGTAAATGAGTTTATAATATCACCTGCTCCTCCAATGATACTTTTTAGACTTACGCCCCCGCCACCATATATACTATTTGGACTTGGTGTTACATCATAATGTGTAAGATTTCCAAATCCTTTTGGTGAAGTTCCTGATAAACCTTTGCCTGCTTGTGTAGCACCACGCTCGATCCATACAGTCTCATAATTGAATGTTGCTCGCAATTCATTTACACTATTATCGTTACTCGCCGCATCACCAAAATCCCAGCCAGTAAGTATTGGATTGATTATTTGAAATTGTGTATATGTATGGCGAGTCATTTGGCTAATTTGAATGCTTTTGAAAAACGGATTCTCAGCACCAGCATTTAAACCGTGTAGTGTTTTGTTCATAGCAGCATTTTTATAAGTATTGTCTCCCAGCCTCATTGCACCTGATAGTGCCATCTCTTCTGCTTGTGGGTTATATATACTTGCTGCGCCTGTTCCAGTAGCAGCTCCTGGAAAGTTTTTATTATAAAACGTAGATACAACATCTTTCCAACCATCGGCATAATAATATTTGAAGTATGCCTCAAGCATACCTGTCATCATACCTAAGTTATCATCATGGAAAGTCATATCAATAGCATTATAACGAATGCCTGTTTGGACGTGTTTAGTTCTGTTATATTTCTTTTTAGTCTCTATGTCAATTTCCATAGCAGGAAGTCTAACAGATTTAACCATCAAGCCAGACTCTAAAGTATGTCGATCTTTCCAAGTTAACAGAATTTTGTCCATAGTGTTTGGTGAAAACTCAAAAAACACATGGTATAAGAACTTTACTTTAGGTGCTAATCTAAACTGATTAGCAACAAAAGTTCTAGAGGCATGACGATAATCAGCTAAATTCCCTTTGGGATTTAGAGTTCCACTGATTAGATTGTCAAAAAATCCGTTAAAAATATTGCTCATAGTATTTCAATATAGGGGGAGAAACCTCTCCCCAATATATTAGATACCGCCACCTGTAGCAAGAGTGCTAATAGTTCTACCAACATTAGTTCCAATACCGCCAGCCGAAATAGGCGACTGAATTGCGTTATCAAATCTAATAGTCAATGCTATTTGCACTACATCTGAGGTAGCGTAGTTCAGCGTGTTGTAGTTGGCACTTTCCAAAAAGCATCCGTAAAGTTCAAAAGTTTCCAATACAGTTGCTGCATGTGCGCCATTACCACCGTCAAGTATTTCGATAGTCATTGTAAACTTATAATCTAAACCTGAGGCAGCACTTGATTGCTCATAGAAATCTAATTGTTTCTGTAGTTGCTCGCCAACAAGTTTTTGAACATTGTTGTTTACATCTTCACGCAAGTTAACTGAAAGTGATTCCCAGCTATGCTTGCCTGCTAAATTTACCTTTGAGTTGTACACATCGACTGTGATAGGCTCAAATGATACAGAAGGACGACTAACATCAATTACTTGTTTTGTCAATTCTGTTGTTGGAGTTGAAACTCCAAAGTTGTTAAATGTTACCCTAAACCGATATTGTAGTTTGGGCATCAACAGCCCTTGAGCGCTGGGCGAATCGCCCGTCGCTAATGGTACTGTCATTCTTGATAATGTTGCTATAGACATCTAAATGACTCCTAACTATAAGTATTTATGCTTTTATAAACCTGCGATTTCGCCAGTATTTTTAATCCTAATAGGAATGTAAATAAACTCAATTGCTTTGACAGGCTCAATAGCTATATCTACATATAGTTCGTTCCTATCAATCCTTGCGGGAGTGTTATTGGATTCATCACATACTACAAGATAATCATACAAAGCTCTCAAACCAACAAGTTCAAGTAGCATAGTTTCTACTTGTTGTTTGATCTCATCACGAGTAATTTTATCGTTTGGTTCAAACAAGTATGGTTTAGCAAGAACTCTTAGTTGGCTACGCAAGTAAATAATCAATCGTGCTACGTTGATTCTATCAAGTGCGCTAGCTACAAGTTGTCGAGTCTTTTGTCCAAAACATACAAGTCCAGCACCAGTTACAAATGTAATTGGGTTAACATTGTTGCTATACAATGTATCACGCATACCTTCGTTCAATGCTACACTACGGAATTCGCCTTCCTCTGTAATATAACCTGAGCTTGTTGCGTTTGTAATGTTACCACGTCTTGTTCCAGCTGGAGCAAACCATGGATAACTAACTTGATCAGATAAAGCAATAGTTCGCATCATCATATGACTTGCTGGAACTACTACATTGTTACCAAAGTTATCGCTTGTAAATCCTGAAGGATAATACACTGCCATATATGGATCAGTTGATACTAAACCGTTATCATTATCTTCTACTGCAAGATTTTGATTTGTTGCCCATTGTTGTAGTACCGTAGCGTTCGCCGGAAGTCTGAAAGGCGAGTCACCAATAATAAATGCTGTTAGTCCTCTGTCATAGTTTAGTGAGTTCATCTCACCAATAAGTTCTGAATAACCTGGACATGCCATTAGGTTAAACAGTTTTGATTCGTCATCACGGATCTCTTCGTTTGAGTTAACCAATGCTTGTAGTTTTTGAACTACTACTTTTCTCTGAGCTTTTCGTCCAAATGATCCTGAACCATCTACTTGGTTACCTGATTCAGTTACCCATCTGTCTCGGAAGTAAGCACCAATACTTTCATCGCCCATTGGTTGATCGTTGTATCGTGTATTCTTATCAACATAATCAATATAATTTTTCTCATATCGTTTTACATTGAAGCCACTTCGTCGAAGATTAAACAGCAGCATTCCTTTTGGGTATAGTGCTGGATCTGGTGAGTCTGGATCAACATAGTCTGTTGTAATCATTTCAGAAATTTCACCGGGCTCATCGCTATTGTCGCCGCGTGTATTGTATCTTGCATCAGCAAATAAAATACCTTCCTCAGTTGTTTGATCTGATGTATCAACTTGGAACCATCGATTCTTTACTGGCAAGTCAGTTCTTTCTCCGTTATATTTGTATAACAACGGATAGTTTTCTAAATCGGAAGTGTCAATCCATAAATCACCTGTTACAAGAGGAGTTCCATCTTCTTGTGTTTCTGGCGCTGACGCCATTACAAGAGGACCCATTGGATCTGGTTGTAAGTGATCATCAACATTATAGTATGGTGATGGACGTGGGCTCATTCCTGATTTTCCATCATATAAATAACCTACAAACTCGTGTCCGTTATGTACTAAAATATCTACTTCATCTACAATAGAGTTATACCAAAGTGCTCCATGAAGTGTAGCATTTTTAATTTCTCTATTTTCAGCTTGATACTTCAATACATTCCAAAGGCTTCCGCGCATTTCTTTAACGGATGATGTGTCGTCTGTTCCTTGTTCCCAATACAAGTTTAGAGCGCCTGTGCTTCCGTTATATGGAACAAACCCAGCTTGAGCTAAAATATTGTCGCCCATTGTATTTGAATCATATTGGAATTTAATTTCACCACCTAATGAATGCTCAATTACTACTTTGTTATGAATGTTTACACGAGCGCTGACATTTGGAACATTGGAGTCATTAATAGCCGCAGCCAATAAGTTAGCATCAGTAAATTCTCCATCATAATTTGCAGTAACTAATACCCAAGGGCTGAACTCAAGCATAGCAGCATCAGTTGATGCAATCTTAAATGAGTGCGTTCCTACTGATAATACATCTTTATTAATCTTTGCGCCAGAGATGGAAGTAGGTGCTACTGAGTCACGTCGATAAAACTTCACTGTTGCCAATGGGCGCTCATCGTTTGCTACGTTAGTAGCAGCATACAAATTGCCAGTTAGCAAGTTAGCGCCGCCACCTGCTTTATCCATGGAATATAATGCTTCTTCGTGAGAGTCATATAAATTGATATCAACATTATCCCAAAGTTTTGTAGAGTCATTCCATTTTCGAACAACGTATTTTGCTCCTAAATTTGGAGTAGTTGTCTTCATCCATACAGATCCAGTTGGGCGTGGAAACTCGTCGTTCATTTTATACTCTGGAATATTTGTATGTCGTGAGATTTGGAATTTTGGAATATTATAAAACCCTTGGTTAGTTGCTTCGTTGAAGTCAATACCAAGCCCTTCATCGGACATAGGTCCTAATGGATTGTCTGTTCCTGGGATATTGATAAGCTCAATAGTTTCAATTAAGTTTCCAGCTCCGTCAGTTCCATCAGAGTAAATCTCAAGTCGTCCATAAACTTCTTTAGCACGGATATGTCCTGTTGCTACAAATGCATTTTCAATTTTTGTTACAATTTGAGCAATAGAGTCACCTGTATTGATAGTAATTGGAGTTGGTGTTCCGTTTACTACAATATTGAATGATCCTGGATTAGATTGATTGAAGATTGGATTGGCTGTAGTTCCTTTGATTACTGGATGGCTCTTAACCCATGCTGGGCTTCCAACTAATACCCAATTGCCCTCAATATTTCGATAAAAAATTCTGTTTAGTGTAGAGGTTGCTACAGCAGCATAATCGCCTACAGTTCCAATAGATTTTTTAGGAATATACCCTGCGTAACCATTTATAAAATAACTACCAGTATTTTCAGTATCACCAACTTCATCAATTGTGATTACTTTTTTATTTTGGAAAACTTGTCCACCATCAATAACGGAAGTTCCTTTCCATTCTTGAATACCCCAAAGGCTAATGCTAGTATCAAACCAATATGATCCATCTGACGGATCACCACCTGGAGCATCTGCTTGTGGCTCGAGCTCATTCAAATCAATGTCTGCTCTTGTAATCCATGCTCGGTTAGCTACTCCTAAATATGAGTAGGCTGCTTGTAGTCCGTATTCGTTTAGCTCGCTAGCATGAATTGGATTGTTGTTAATATCTGTTTTGAAGATCGGGTCGCCAAATGTATCAACCAAGTCACGTTGCGAAGTTAGCAAGTATGGAATACCTGCGTTCTTGCTCAGTGTTCCTGGAGCAACACCTGTTCCTGATCCATTAGGTTTGTTTCCAGCGGAAACAACAAAAATCATAGGTAAGGTACCTGGTTCAGCCGGCGTATAAAAACTTTCGTCAACGACAGTAACCTGTACACCTGGGGATACTAATGCCATATTTTATCTCCTCATAGGCTTAAAAAATAAATCGCTAACTGTATTTAGCATATACCCGTAAATCTAGGCTGTTACAAACCATCGAAAAGGACAACGAAAAGGATATAAATATTTGCATGGAACGCAAAACACGGCCCTTATGTGAGAGTTGTAACTCTCAGCCGGCAGGAATCAATTATTATAAAGAAGGAAAAGCATACTATCGCAGGAAATGCGACAAGTGTTTGCGACAAACAAATAAGACTAGGGCTCCTTTTTGGAAGCGGGCTGGCTATGAGATGAAGAATTATTGTGAGAAGTGTAGCTACAAAAGCAATCACGCAGAGCAGTTCAATGTATTTCACATCGACGGAGATCTTACAAATTGTAAAATAAAAAATCTAAAAACTGTCTGCGCTAATTGTCAGAGGATATTGCACAAAGAAAATATTAGGTGGAAACAAGGAGATTTGATTCCAGATATGATTTGAGCATATTGAGATCTCCATTGTTATTCACAATAGAATCCATTTTACTTGTAGCCCAGTTCCATTCTGAAGGATGAATATTATCAGGTATAATGTTTAGCTTTGTATAGTGCGTAAACCAAACAGGATCGTTCCCACGCTTTATACGCCAAATATTTCCTCCTAGTCCTTTAATCATATTAATTTCATTTACAAATCTTACATCAGGTATAACAAAATTTGTATCTCTATTAGATAGTAATTGCTGTTTGACTAGGCTTACCCAAATACCATCATAGAATCCTTCTCGCATACACTCTGTTCCATACAGTTGTAATACGAGTCTAGGTGTTACTTCTCTTCCTAGTTCCCTAGTCCAAAAGAAATCTACTTCCTCACGCCACGCACGTGACTCAGGTGTATCACCCTCAAGCATTTGTCTGTCCCAGCCAAACATAGCTGAGACACCATCTTTTAGTTTATCCGCGAATGAAATTTTTGTAAAGTTGTGTTCTTTGACTAGAATGTCTGCTACAGTTCCTTTGCCGGAACCAATTAAACCACATAGGCCTATTATCATTTTATCCTATTAAGAAGCCGTACCCAGTTCCTCCTGCTGTTGCGTCTCCAACCTCTTTCTCAAGTTTTTCCATTTCTTGTTGTGCTTCAGCTTTGAGTGCATCGCCATTTAGTGTACCACCTCCTTGTGGTCCTGCGATACTAGCAAACTTACTCCTCGCTTCGCCAATCATATATTTGGCTTGTGCAAGTGCGTAACTTTTGATCCAATAGCCGGATTGGTAGTCGTCTAGCAGTTGTTCTGTGGGACGATAGTTATAACATTTCAACAGTAGTGTTTCGTCGTCCGCCGATGGACGTTGTAATATAGTTAGCAGTTTTGTGGTCCGGTTCCAATTAAACTCGATAAATCCTCCAAACATTCTACCAGCTAGCTCTTGAAAGCCCGAGTATAATTCAAATGTAGCTAAATTGCCTGAGGTTCCTTGCGTGTTCAACAAGTATGTATTTGTCTGTCCTACTTGGAATGGATCAAATCCGCCTGTAGAAGATCCTGAGCGTGAGGTTAGCCCTCTGCGAAATATGCGTTCTACTTCCATAATCTCTCGTGGAAGTGTGTAGTTGTTTTGATCTCGTATTAGTTGTAAAAAGAAATAAGATTCTTCAACACTATTATCAGAGCGTTGTCGATATCTATCTAATGCGTTATTTAAAGATATTTCGTAATGCGATGGGTCTAGTTCAACATCAACCATGCCACCGCCAAGCATATTATAAATGTAATCAAATATATCTTGTCTTGCTGCTCGTAGGTCCTTCATAAATATTCTCCTACTTGTATTTATTTCTATAGCGATAAATACAATAAATCTTTAAAAGG